CGGGCGGAGATGATGCTCAAGTATCGGGAGCTGGCCCTGCGTGTGCGTGCCACGCAGCTGGCCTGGGAAGGGCCTGCTCCAGAGATGGGTGAGGAAGAGAGCTATCGGCACTATCTGAATAACCCCCTCTCCACGGTGGACGAAGTGGAGGGTTCCCTATGAGTCCGGCCCCCCCGATGAACTTTCCGGTGCCACCGGGTCAGTCCGGCATGCACCTGACCGGCAGTGCGGCCATGGATACCGGCGACAGTGGTATCCTGACGAAGAAGGACGGTGAGATGGTAGCTACCCAGCTGACGAAGATGGGCACGCCGGGTATCGCGCTACATAAGCGGGGAAAGGAAGTAACGGGGGAGGCATACCCAGCTCCAGCGGAAGCGGCCGGTCCCGTGGCACCCGAGAAGATCGAAGTCACGGACCAGCTGGTGGCGCAGATGATCCTCAGCCAGGGCAGCTTGGGCGGGGTCTATGTCTCGTCGAGCTTACAGACCACACACGGCTGGTTCATAGATCGACCCGATGGGGGGGTGTATCTCATCAGTGTCTCCGACTGGATAGCGGGGCACACCGAAGCGCTGCAGCAGGTGGATGGCCTGTCGTTGGAGTCCAACAGGTTACACTTTGCCACCACCTCCTTAGACGAAGACCCGGTACTGGGGCCGCTGCTGGCTATGTTGGGGTAGAAATAAGGCTTGACAAACTGAGGCCGCCGTGTTTATTGTACGGTACTATCGTTACAACTGCACTGTATTTGTCACGACACGGTTTAGGTTATGCCCAAGAACGACGCCGCTTCGACCTCTCCAGTCTCCTCGCTGAGTAAGGTACCTACCAGCACAGAGGACCTGCTGACCTTCGCCGATGATGTGTGGTCCCACCTACGCCACTCCCGCACTGCCCTCGTAAGAAACACGCATGAGGCGCTCCACTTCCTCAATGGAAATCAGTGGATACGCTCCTCGAATACCGGTAGCCGCTTTGAGCGGCACACCATGGACTCCTGGATACCCACGCCGGTTACCAACTATCTAGTACGCAACTACGACCGCATACTGGATATCTTCCTCTCTGGGCGATTGAACGCAGAGGTGAACCCAGCTTCGCGCAGCCAGAGCGACATCGAAGCAGCCCGTGCGGCCCGCGCCCTAGCTCTGAGTGAGTACGACCGCTTGAAGACGGCGATGTACTTGCATGGCCCGGCCGCCGCCTGGCTGATATTGACCGGTTCCTGCGTCCTCTCCGCACAGTGGGCGGCCAAGGCGGGCAGTAAGATACGCCAGCCGAAGATGGACCTGGTCACCGCACCGGTGGAGGAGAGCGTCCTGCGCTGTCCGGACTGTGGCTACAGCGAGGTGCCGCAGCTGGCGCCGGAACGCTGCCCCACCTGCTTCGACAAGCCTTTCCTGGAAGAGGGACGTCGCCAGCAGACCGACAACACCGGCCAAGGACTCAACACCTACACCGAGGAACAAAAGAAAGACGGTAGCGGCACCCCCCTCTACGACACCTACACGGTAGGTCAGGTGGAGGAAAACGCCATCAACATCCTCAACTGGTTCCCGCAGCCTGCCAGCACCTTCGAACAGGTGCGCTACGTGGTGGAGGTAGACCCGATGGACCTGGATAGGGTGCGCGACCTGTTTGGGAACAAAGCCAAAGAGGTGGTTGGCGAGAAGCTGGACTATGAGAATTGGGCTGGCATAGATGCTGCGCCCAGCAGCGGGTTGGGGATGAATGACGATGAGGACCGGGAGCGGGTGATGGTGAAGATCCTACGACACATCCCCGATCACCGCTTCAAGAAGGGGTGTCTGCTGATCACCGCCAATGGGCACATACTGCATAAGAATGAAGACGGCCTGGACGCCACCGACGGCAAGCTCTCCTCAATCTACACCTACATCAAGTATCGCGAGATACCGGGTCAGTTTTGGGGTGGGTCCGCCTTCTCGGACCAGCTGCCCCTGCAAAAGCGCATCAACAGCATCGACAGCCACATCGTCATCAACCGCAAGCAGATGGCCGGCAACCAATGGCTCATACCGGAGGGGGCCGGGGTAGATCACGTCTCCGGCAAGCCGGGGCTGACGATACACTATAACCCGCACACCTCCGGAGGCTTTAAGCCGGAGCGCCTACCAGGGATACCCGTCACCGCGCAGGTGACACAGGAGCGCGAGGTGGCCGTGCGTGACCTCGATGAGATATCGGGCGCACGCGAGATCCTACAGGGGGGGTTGCCCCCCGGGTCCTCCGGACTGGAGACCGGCGCAGCAGTGGAGTTTCTACAGGAGCAAGCCTTCAAGCGCTTTGGCCAGGCTATACGCAGCTGGCGCCTGGGCCTGGGACAGCATGAGCACAACAAGCTCAAGATCATCCAGCACTACTGGACTGAGAAGCGCATCGTCACCGCACTGGGAGACAACAAGCAGCTGGAGAGTCACTACTTCTCCGGTGCTGACATCCACTCCGCACAAGACATGCAGGTCACCATAGGCCTGGGGGCCGACTTCTCCGAGGTGGCGCAGCAGCAGAAGATCATGAAGGCGGCCGAGAGCGGTCTGCTAGGGGATCTGCGACAGCCGCAGGTGCGGGGCAAGATCCTGGAGCAGCTCAACATCAGCGGCTTTGACAGCGAGTATGTGGTTGATGCCATCAAGGCCCGCCGCATACTGCAAGGGTTGCGCGATGGCGTCAGTGAGCAGGACCTGCCCACGTTCATCCCGCAGATAGACAACCCCGCCATACAATTTGAGATCTTTCGTGAGTTTATCCTTTCCTCCGATTACGAACAACTGGACGACAACCGCCAGCAGCAGATCCTCCAGCGGGCGATGCAGATGCAGCAGGTGCTGCAGCAGAAGCAGCAGGAGATCATGGCCAACGCGGAACGCGCCAAGGGAACCTCCGAGCAAGCTACCGATGCGATGGCCGCGTCGGGTGCCCTGGGAGGCCAATCTGTAGAAACTCAAGCCGTAGGAGGCTAGAAGATGTCTAATGTCACACCGGAACGAGCCGATGCTGGAACGCCGACGCCCGTAGCCACGCCGTATGAAATACCCGATCAGATCGACACCGCGACGCTGTTAGAGCTGACCGGCGGTCAACCGACCGAAGAGACCCCTGCTCCTGCCCCGGCGCCCGCAACCCTGGACGAAGTGCCAGCCGTTGCTGAACCCGCACCGGCGACCTTCACGCAAGAGCAGGTCGAACAACTCATGCGCACCGTAGTCTCAAACACTTTGAGCACCCAGGCGGCGGGCACTACGCCGGCTGTCGAAGCAGAGCCCGACGCGATGGAAGTCTTGCGCGCCGACAACCCCAGCATGGACCCGGAAGGGTTGAACTGGCTGGTCACGTCGATGCAAAAGGTGGTCGGGCCTATTGTCCAGAAGGCGATCCAAGAGGAGGTCCAGCCCCTACGAGCCGATGTAGATTCGGTCAAGGGGTTTGCTATGCAGACCTCCAACGAGCGCACCGTACGAGAGTATGATGCGCATCTCAACGATACGCTGGACACTCTTAAAGTGACCGATCCTTGGCACCGACAGGCGATCAAGGGCATGGTCACGGCAGAGGGTATGAAGATGGGCAATGCTTTCTCGATGAACAAAGCGGCTGAGATGGTGCGCACCTTTAACAATCAACGGGTGCAGTCCGGCCATCAGAGTCAACAGGTCTATATCGACGACAAACAGGGCAACATCGAAGCTGAACCTGCTGTGCAGCACACAGCGGGGGCGGGCACCGCGGCTGAGAGCATCATGGCGCGGGTGATGGATGCCGGTGATCGAGACATGGACATTGGTGCTCCTGGCTTCAACCGACTCGTACGGAACATCGTCGAGGGCGGCAAGCAGGCGGTGAGCGCTACGCTGGGCTGATGCACCCACTCTATTAGGAGTGATGTGGTATGGCTACAGTAACATATGCAACTTCAGACGGAAGCAGCCGATCCAGTATGGATACGGCGCTGAAGGACATCTACCTTCCGCGCCTGCGCTCCGTCGTACGCAAGAAACGGGTGCTCTCGGCCCGGCTCAAGAGCAATGCAGAGCAGACGTCGGTGTCTGGCCGCCAGGCTGTGGTGCCGATCAACCTGCGCCCTTCGGAAGCGGTGGGCGCACGCGGTGACGGCGAGCTGTTGCCGGCACCTCAGAAGCAGATCTTCGACGACTCCATCGTGCCGTATCGGTATAACTACGGCACCATCCGTATCACGCATCCCACCATCGCGGCCACACGCAACGATGCCGGGGCGTGGGTCAAGGTGGCCAACTCGGAGATGAAGGGCATCGAGCGCGACCTGGAGAACGACTTCAACCGCCAGAACTTCGGCTATGGCTCCGGTGTCTTGGGTCGCGCCAGCAACGCCGGTTCCACAAGTTCCGCGTTGACGCTCGATCCGGGGCATAAGGTGAAGCCCAATATGCTCCTGGATTCGTTCACCGCACTCGGATCGGGTACTAAAGAATTGGACGCTGCGGTGGTCTCTTCCGTGTCAGGTAATGCCATCACGCTGTCGGCTACGGATGACTGGACGGACAACGCGTTTGTCTTCCGCACCGGTGTCACCGATGCCAACCCAGCCACGCCGACCTACCATGAGCGCATGGGGTTGCAGGGCATCATCGACGACTCGACGCTGGCCTCCGGCATCGGCACCTTCGTGGAGACCTTGCAGGGTATCACCCGGGACACCTACACCGAGTGGAACGCCAACGTCTTCGAGGGCGCCACCGCGGGCACGGGACGGCAGATCTCCGAGACGATCTTGGACGACTCGATCTTCACGGTAGAGGAAAACGGGGAAGGTTCCATCGACTTCGGGATCACCACCCGCATCCAGTTCCGTAAGATCGGGCACCTCAAGTCGGGCGACATGCGCTACTCCCCCTCTACCACCATCGAGGGGGGCTTCCGCGCCATCAAGTGGGCCGAGATCCCCATCTTCTACGACAAGGACTGTCCTGTCGATGTGAACAACAACGACATGCTCTTCTGGGTCGACGAAGACTACATCGAGTTCTACGAGCTGTCGGACTTCGATTGGGACGCCGAGGACGGCA